TCTTCGGATTCCATCAGACCGAGTAATACCTCTTGCGCTTCCCTTATACTGCCGGGTTGCATTTGCTCTTCGTGTGCTTGCGGGGCTACTTGCTTATCCGCCATAATTTATTTCCTCTATCAGATAAATGGGTGTTGCTTCTCCATAACCTTATGCATATGTCCTGTTTCCACTATGGACTGTATATGACCATAAAGTTTGTCGAGCAATCGCATCGCAAGCCAGATCGATTCTCTGGCTTCCAACTCTGATGAACCGCTGGCTTCCCAACGGCCCATTAAATCTTTTCTCAGTACATCAAACGCTTCGTTGAACAACTTATCATTGAGGAGGCGTTTAGCTTGCTCCTCTCTTAATTCGTCGGACATTGTTTATTAAGTTCTTCCTATTGCTACGGCCCTTTTCTGTTCACGTTCAATGGATATCTCTTCCTTCTTCAATTGGGAATCTACTGCTAGTTTCTGGTATTCCTGCTGAATCTTTTGGGCCTTGAGTTGTAGTTCAGCAGCCTTAATGTCTAGTTCTTTGTTCTTAACCTGCATCTCCATTTGCTCTGGGGATGGTTCGTCCTGTTTGGGGGGTATATTTGTCGGGTCTGTCAGGAAGTCGTCTACGTTTTGAAACCCCATTGCCTTCACGAGAGATGCACCAATGTTATACATGTTCTGCATATTAACAATCGGTAATCCACCCTTCATTGCTTCCCCGGCAAAATTAAGCATGGTTGATAAGTGCATCAACTGCTGGTCCTTGTTTCCCTGTCCTAGGGCCACAGACACAGTACAATCATACTTGTCTTTCCAAACATCCGGCCTCACAGGAACCCACTCGTTCCTGAGCATTACCACTCTTTCCTTGTCTTGGTTCTTGTAGAGTAATTGGTATATGGTGTTCATTAAATCCTTTACACCAGTCTCTGCGAAGTTCCTAGCAATGAGTTCTACTCTGCTTTGGGCTGCAGACATCACTGCATTAACCGCAGTAGCGGTTGTATGCGATGTCAGGGCGTTCTCGTTCATTCCCTGAGACATCTTCGATACACCAGCCCTAGATTCTCTTACCCCGTCCAAGTACTCCAGCATCTGGAAAGAATATGGCTCTAATGGGGGCGTAGTGAGTGGCGTTATGGCGTTGGGGGATTTGACCCTAACCACACCGCCCGGTCTTTGTGTAAGAAGGTCATCTAGGTTGGCCTGCCCCTCGAGCACGGCATACCTACCGAAATTCTGGTTGTACATATTATCCAAAAGATTCCGCATCAAAACAGATTTGTACACTTGAAGGTCCATGACTAGATCAGCAACTGACAAGCCAAAGAACTTGTGAGGAATCTTTATCGGAGTTATAGAAACAAAAGGAGCAGTATCAACCAGTTCGTTTTCAAGAACGTAATCTCCAACTATGCAGACTCTCCTGAGTTCAGCGATACCGTCTCCGTCAAAATCGGTTTTTACAAAGGTCTCATGCACCCAGTAAGTTCTTAGTGCATCCTCTGTTTCTGACGTGCCAAGGTTGAAATTAGAACTGTCATCAAATTCAAACCTAGACTCTCTTTCCCCGGAAAATATATCGCTGTCTTCACCGCTACCCAACTCTTCTGGGCCTAGAGACTGTTCAGGATACATTTGCCTTAAATCAGATAGGGTTTTTTGTGATCTATGGCAAACAAACCGCGCTTCGGGTATAGTTTTTGAATCCCTAGAGATCAAGAATTCTGAAGGCGGTACGTTTTCTACCCGTATCTTACCGTCCTTCTTCCTTCGCTTTATAACAACATCGTGCAGGGTAACTGGAAGTATGTTGTCGTCGTTATCCCGCCTCTCTTCTTCTATCTCTGTGTGGGCAATGACCTCTACTTCTGAAGAAGTCAGGAGATGTGTTAGTTCTGGTTCTGTAAGTCCGTGGTATTCCTCCCTAGTCTCTTCTTCAGTCTCATCCCACCATACCTTGACAATACCGTTCTTTGATAGCAGGGCATCGGTAAACCAAGAGTACATAATTTCCCAACCCGGGTTATCCTTGGTAAACACATAGTTCACATAGTCGCTGGCCTGTGCAGCCATAGCAACATCTTCTGGGCCATGAGGAGTGAACTTAACCATCTCATCACCAGAAGCGAATACACGCATAAGGGATGGTTTAATCCACTCGATAGTGTCTTGGACAGTGGAGTCAACGTACTGGCTTCGACCATCTACTTCATTACCAAAAGGTAATCCATAGTAGTATTCCATAGCCTGTTCGCGCTGCTCGGAAATAGTATCCCCGTATCCAAGAGAATCAGTGATCTCGCCATGTATACGCGCTACTAATTCGTCTTCGGTCATTTTTTCTCTTGCCACTACAATGTATCCTCTTTCTCAAACAGTTGATTTGCAATGGCTACACTTCCGCCAGACATTGCAACTGGACCCATTGAATAGACAACTGGGATTTCTCCACGCATCCATTTTTTGAACCACTTGTCTATCTTCATATCAGAAAGCCTTGCATTTAATTTGATTCGATCCTCCAACATCTGTATGAAGGGTCTTGGGTCCCTTACTCCAGTAATATCAGAGGCTCCAGTCCAAACAGCAGATTGGAATTGTGCCGGTGGCACATCTACCTGTTGAGCCATTCTCTGTTGTGGCATTTCAGCGTAGCGATAAAATGGTGGTTTGAATCCAGTTGGAAGAGGTTGTCCCTCTAAAAGCGCAGCCAAATTATGCGTGTCCACGGCCATAGGCTCCAAATTGCCTCTCAGGTTCTCGCCAAACCTAACTACCTTCGGACGAGCACCATACTCAGTAGCCGCAGTCAATCCCTGACCCGGAGACATGTCTGTAGCTGAAAGAACGTCCTTCATAGCAGGACCGTGCGTCTTTTCCATCAACTTGGGTATGCCAGATAAATTAACGGTGTGTCCTTTTTGTGCAGCCCTCATCATCCTGCCATAGACAGTCATGGCAATTTGTATGTTATCTGTTACTGGGGTTTTTGGGCTGCTGGCAGCAACCATTCCCATAAACTTACCAAACAGGTTATTTCCCATCTCGGGACCAAACTCGTCTATGAATCTAAGACGTATCGGTTCAGTGTTGTACCACGACAACCCACCTTCCTTGGCGCCCTTGTCAAAGAGTTGTATCATCCGTTTTACGTTATCAGGACGGCTAACAAACTCCCACTTGGCCTCTGCAGCTTTTCTAGCCTTCTCTGATTTATGTAGCGCATGAGGGATGGCGAATTGTGGATAATCTGGAAATGGGGTGCTCAGGTCGAATATCTCACTTTTATGGGTAAACATACCCGCCTTTGCTACCTTCCCAGCCTTTACTGCACCACTGATTAGTGGTCCACCAAACCCAACCCCCGGAAGAGCCATGGAAGATAAGGCAGCAACATAATCTGCCGTATCCTTATCTATCTCAGCCCCTAATTGGAGTTGGGCCGACACAGGCTCCTCCCAGAGAGATTTAATCGCTCCCGTTAGAGGGGAAGCCAAGTAACGGACCCCTCCGGCTACGTTTAGACCTGCTGTTTCTAATCCCTCGTATAAGGGGTCTAGGAAGCCACTGTAGCGCGTTTCTCTTGTAACAGACCTCTCGGGTACGCCTAACATCTCTATGGCCCGTCTGCGCTCTTCCTCGGCCCTAGAGGGGATGTTTAGAACAGGTTGTACTGCCTGCCTAAATCTATTGGGAGAAGGCGCCCAGTAAAGATCGTCAGGCGATGCCATAATTCTGGTACTCTACGTTTCCTGTCCATGTCGGGTCCTTCCCTGAAACGGCGAACCGGGTAGACATGGCAGCATATCGGGTTGCAGACATCAAATCATCGTGAAAAGGGACGATTTTCCCGTCTTTTCGATGGTACATGCGGAATTCCTGCCACCAATCGCCTAATGTGGCGAATACATGGAACTTATCAGCCTCCATCCTCTGTAACATCGACATAATACCCTCCTCAATAGAGTTTCCGCCCTTCTTTAAGCCCAAAGCAGGAGGGTTTTCAAAGTGAAACGGCAGCATATTGCATCCTAGCTGCCTATACTGCTCTGCTAGACCCGGGTTTCCCATGGAATCACGCCTATTACCGTCGTGGGGCCACACAATCGGTATGAAATGGGGCCTTGTGCGTATAATCGAGGAATGAACCGCTGGAGACGCTTTTGACTGCCTATAGGCGTCGTATACGTATATTTCGTCTTCTTCGCGGTCCCATGCTAACCATACACAAGCTGTGGGGTGGTCAAACCCGAAATCTATCCCACAAATACGAGGCCAGTGCTCTGGAATCGTAATAGGGTCAATCATTAGCTTCTCTTCGGAGATAGGGAAGACCAATCCTGAACCAATCGAGGGTCTTCCGTACCTTCTCATCTCTCTTTCGTGCGGAGAATACGAAGAGAGTATCTGTTCCATTACGGCCTCATTCAAATGCCCTCTGTTTCCTTTCATGGACATGATTCTTTCAGAGGCATCATCCCATGTTGCGTTGTTCAGAGACTGCCCCGGTCTCAGGTTGTTCATAAACGAGGCAACCGTTTCGGTCATGCCCTGTTCAGGGGTAAAGGTCATATAGACCATCCCCTTCTTGTCAAGAGTTCTGGTAACTGCTTGACTGTATAAATCTCTGGATGGCTCCTCGTCTAACCAGATACAATCCACTGAACGCCCTTGCCACTTCTCTACACCCATCTCGTAGGCTTTGAAGAATAAAGAAGAGTTCCCCCCGGAAACGTGTTTAATTAAAGCCACGCTCTTTGCGTTGGGCACTCCGGGCTTCCTCTCAGTTTTGATTATATTTTTCCGAGGAACGGTACCTGACCCAAATGCATCCGGGTCGTCTGGGGAACCCAATAATTCAAACTGTACAATATCCCTAGTTGTTTCGTTAGAGATACCACCGGCCCAAGCTACGATAGGTTGGGTGAATCTTCTTCCGTTCCACCATTTTGGGTACATCCCTGTTAAGTGGAAAGACATCTCTGCGCTACCGCAGTATGATTTTCCTATACGGTTAGCAGCCATCAAAAGGCGTTGGTTACACGCGGAACCTGTTTCGTGAAACGACTGCTGGTAAGGGTAAGGGTCGTAGTAGTCTATCCGGTTGTAACGCTCCCTCTGCCTTAGTTCCTTAGCGATTTCTACTGCTTGTTCTAGTTCCGTTCTTGTAGCCACTGGCATGGATTGCCCTCATCTGTTTCTTGGCCTGCGATTTACTCGAATAACACTTACCGTTCTCGCCCCATTTCCAGCCTTTCTTTCCTCCTTTAAGGGTGCACTCTTGTAATGGCATATCAGTCCCAGATGGCTTGTAGAAGCCCTTGTGTGTCGGCCCAGTTAGGGAATTGTCTTTTCTTGATACCTTCCCGTAGAGGCATAGGGTTATCAAAACCCTGCACTGCGTTGTGTAACATACCCATTAGGGATAAACCGGCTTTCTTTGAAAACGGCAGTTCTCCACCGAACTGATACCTGCCTTTTACCTTCTCTGGCTCGGTCCAACTATATGTCTCATCCCCCAACCATTCCTGAACAGGTTGCTCACTGCGCTCCATTCTGCTGATCAGGTCTTCCACCTTCAAACGAGATACCCTCTTTCTGTCTTCTGCAGGGGCATCGTATGGGAGATTGAGGGACTTGGAGTAGATAAGGTGGTCTACCCAATCATCCCCTGACAAGTCCAGTTTGCCATGGTATAGATACCAGATACGTTCCCGCTCTTCCTCAGACATCAGTTCAGCCTTTCTGGGACCTGTTCTATGTCTGTGGAGCCGGTTAATGCCTCCAGTTCTCTTTCCAACTCTTCGGTGGTCTTATCCGCATGGGTAATGGTCTGCTCTACCCTCTCTGTGGGCTTATAGCCTGTACGGTCTAGGATGTCTTTAATAGCACCCAGTTGGACAGCCTCACTCACAGCATCGCTGGAGAGTTTCTTCAACTGAGCCAGAGCGACAGGAACAGAGTCTTGTAGTAGCTTCTTGGTGCGGTCCTCTATTTCCTTAGAGAACTGTTCCTTGAGTTTGTAAGCCTTCTGCTTGGCTACGTTCTTAGAGTAGCCTGCCTTGATAGCAGCCTGAGTAGCGTTACCACTCTTACAGTACTCCTCTACAAAGGCCTCCTGTTTTTCGGTTCTCATGCTAACAGTCCGGGGGGTGCTCCTCCTCCTCCACCACCAATGACCTGCATTGGGTCTACACCCATTGCCTGCAGTTCACCCATGATCTGTTGTGCTCTCTGGGTCAGTGCAGACAGTTCCTGTATAAGAACGTCTGGGCTTACTCCTGCCTGTGCTCCCATTGGATTCCCTACGGGCTGTATTCCTGCTCTTGCACCCATCGGGTTTCCCGTAGGTGGCCCTCCTTCTCCGGGGTAGGGTAGTCTTTCTCCGCTTGGTCCGATTGGCATAACTCTTCTCCTATTGATTTGCCTCAAAGAAGGCTTGTGCAAAGCCCTCTGGTGTAATAGAACGCCTGTGTTCTCTGTCTTTAGTCGTTCCACCCATTTTCTGTATCCATGATCCTTGGGCAGACTCCCTGACAGGTTCCACTATGTTCTTTTTGGGGATGTTGAAATTACCCCATAAACAGGTTTTCTTCTTATACGGGTCTCCGTATTCAAAAGGATCAAACCTCAGTCTGGGTTCCCCCAACCATTTTTTGAGCCTTCCTGCGGGGTTTTCCAAAGCCCACCATATAGGGTTATGGGCTAGGATAATCCTCATGGCTGCGTCTACCAGAGACAGACCTTCCAGAGTGCTGCCATCTTCGTCTTTCTTCCCCCAATACTGTGCTCCTGAGACGGCGAACGCAGTACAGGGTGGTGCTGCTAGGATTCCATGTACGTGTGGAATCTTCTCAAACAGTCTTACGTCTTTTCCTTCTGACAGGTCTACCTGCGTAACCAGATAGCCTGCGTCTCTATACGGTGCAGACCATGTACCGCTGTTGTCGAATAACGACAGTATGTGCATAAGTACTTGATATTATTGATCTTTTTATGTTATTTGCTCTAAACCACCCTCCGGTGAGTGGGGACAATATCGCTATCGTTAAAAAAATCGAAAGGGGGTCCCGGGGGTCCGGGTGTGGCACCGGCGCAACACGTGTTGTATTTTTACCACATGTGGTCTTTTCGCAACAGTGGATAGATTATTTTGTCCACAGGATCATAAGAACTTTCTAATATACTCATATTCGGATATGGGCATATGAGAATTTGCTTATATACCTATATGCTTCAATGTTAATGTGGATAACCGATTAT